ATTGCAAAACTATTTTGATTGATATCGGCAGGGAGAGGGAGGATTTCTAAATTCTTCATAATGCATCAATTTATGTTTTGATAATTGGTATTGGCAATAAAAAAGAGAGGGAGTATCGGCTTCCCTCTCTTAGCTGTGTTAATGTCATTTGACGTTTAATAGGTTTCCGATAGCTTATTTTTTATATCATTAAATGCACCTTCTAAAAATTGGCAACTTCATAATACTTGAAAAAGTAGTATAGAGCTACTTTGTGCCATTTGGTCAATTCCTTGTCTCCGGAAAGAATAGAAGAAACGGTACATTTGTCAATTCCGGTGTAGTTGCTCAAATGTTTATTCTTTAATCCAAGCCGTTCCATCCGTTTCTTGATCCAGTCGAGAGTGATGCCATCAATGTCTTTACGGTCAAAGTTTACGGCGGAAACAGTAAGTTTCCAGTCTTCAGGAATTTCATCTTTGAACATGTCCCGGACACGTTCTGTCAGTTCTTTCTTTGAAAGGAACTTATCATTAACCAAGTCCTTTTGCTCGGCACGGACAATCAGCCGGCCTTCTGAGTAAGACACAATCTCAATAGCGATATGGGCATATCGCTGATACTGCCTTGCGAACTCTTCAATACGCTTTTTACTCTCGGCAGAGAGAGGGAGGATTTCTAAATTCTTCATAATGCATCAATTTACGTTTTGATAATCGGTATTTAAAAAAAAGTTATTCGTTGTAAAGGAGGGGCTTTCGCCCCTCCGGATCACAATTTGATGAGTCTCATATGAGAGATGTCGAAAATAGCGATCTGTTTATTTTCACGCCCGAATCGCTTGGCTTCTTCAAGGTTAGTGAAAATCCGGACGGAATCAAAATAGAACTCTTGGTTCTCTTCATTCAGCCATCCGCCGACCTTCTTTTCGTGCATCTCAGAATGGTTAAGAACTCTTTTCAGTCCTTCTTCTCCGAAACTGTCTTGAGTCTCGAGATAGGCGACTGAAATACCCTTTGTGACCTTTTTTAAGGTTGTGAGGTCAACCGTGAACCCATCGGGGTTCTGCTTTGCTATCGCGAGGATAGCTTCGAACAATTGTTCCATAATATAAAGAACTTATGCGGACGTCACCCGCGTTTGTTATGACAATGCAAATATACAATAAAGTTTGCTACTAACAAACTTTATTGGAAAATATTTATTTGTTCTGCATATTTTCATTCAGCTCTTGTTGTTTTCTCAGAGATTCATCCATTGTATACAGGGCATCGATCAGGAATCCTTTTTTTATTTCAGGCTTTTTGGTCATGTCTGACTGTGCGAGGGAGTCTAAAAGACGCATTTGCGAATCAAAGACACGACCATTACTCTTTCCGTTTCCGGAAAAGATACGGGGAAAGCCATTGGCAAGATAGGCCAGACTCCCTATAATGTACCAGTACATAATCATTTTTACCCTGTGGGGAAGATGGCTGAGAATGGAAGCATCTTTCTCCAGACGATTGATATTGAATGTTTTGCTTGTGTGCCATAAACAGGCCAGAACATGGTTAATTTGTTCCGGGTCCTGATTCATGACGTCAAGATAGTGTTGCAGGTGCATGAACTGTTCGAATCGAATATCGAGCAGGCCATCTTCCGGACCACGGAATTTACGGAACCGGCAAAAGAATGCCCGATAGGGATTGACGGTGAGTTCCGGGTGTACATAGTATTTCATTTCGGTATCCTTTTCGCACATCAACAGAAAGTTGAAGAGTTCGGCCAGCCGATTGACTTCTTCAGGAAGAAGCAAATATTTCTTCTTGTGTGTCCGGAAAGGCACTTTATTGCCGGAAGTCCCAATGCTGATCTTTACTTGATGGCGATAGATATCCCGATACCGGCAAACATGTGCATTGAGACAATATAGCATCATGTGTACCTTCAGTTCTTCGATGGGAATATCGCTTTGTGTAAGATTAACCAGGTAGCTCAGTTGCTTTTCGGTGAGTTCATCCCAGCTTTCCGGAACTCGGTAACAATTATCATTTATCTGAATGGTGTGCATATTGTTATGATATAGAGGTGAATATTCGCTTTTCTTTGGAGTTAAAGTTTATAGCGGTAACGGTTGGTGTGACTCCTAACTCCCCAGCATTTTCGGAAATGAAGTTTTGTATCTTTCCGGCGTAGTAGGTCGCTTGATCGGCGAAGAAATTACCGGTTGCTGCCTGATCCTGGTAGATGGGCCGGATAATGGGAGTAAACTCCGGTGTGTCGTTGATGGCACGCTGTTCACGTGAGGTCTGTGATGTATAGAGTTCAGCGGTTTTGTTAGCGAGGTAACGGAGTATGTGCCCCAGCAGTACCTTTTCTTTAGGTGTCAGTTCTTTCCCTGCGGTATGGGCATCAAGCAGACGTTGGTATAGGTCTTCTTTGAGCATTTCACGCACATTGCGTTCTTGCAACTGCCGGACAGTAGGTAGCATCATACGGAACGATACGGTAGAATATTCGATATTGACTAAACCGGTATCTTGAAATTCTCTGGTATCACGGATGAAGCATGGAGAAGAATCCGTGACTTGTTTGCAGTGCTCGACGTATTCGGGGTAAGTTTCCGGATGTTCGGTCAGAAAAGTGAGCAGCCGATCAAGGGCCTGCATGCCACGAAAGTAGAAGCTTTCTTTAGCGGCGGCAATTTTTGCTTCATTGGCCGGCGAGTAGGTACCTTGTTTGTTTTCGACCGTAATTCCACTATCTCCGATACGTATGCCAAGTTCCGGAGTGGCAAGCATTAGGGTGAGAGGCCCCAAGGTGCGGAGAATTTTGTCATTCAGCCTTTTATCAGTTCCGGTCAGTGCTTTTTCTACGGTTTTGATACCGATGTATGGCGTCAGATAGATATCCATTGCATCATCAATATACGGATTGATGGCTTCGTCAGGAAGTGTAGCATTGATTTTGACTACTTTCTTGAGTGTGTCGATGTCAGGGATGATAGCATTCATTTTTCTTCTGTTTCTGAGGTTAAACCTGTATTTTTAGTAGCTCCTGTCCCTTTGTCAAGCGTGGTAAGCTGACAGTTGGTGACGGAAAAGTAGATATCTTTCGGCCATCCGTTTACGGCTTTGGCAAAATAAAGGGGAGTGAGCGTGGCTTCCTGAAACATTTTCATTAAGGCTTGTTCGATGATGAACAGCTCACGGGCTTCAGTACCGTTAATACTCTTACCTTTGCCGGGAGCGGCACCAATGATGGAAGGATGTACATTCATGCCATAGCAGATGGTGTTGCTTACTTCCTCGCTGTCTTCAATGTATTCGCCACCCTTGAAGAAGGAATCTAAAGTATTTATGATGATATCCTTATCCTCAAATCCTTTTACTCGGTCATAACGAAAATGGGACACGAAGCCTTTACCTGCATTCTCTTCTCCGGCAAGAAAGTCATTCATGTCCTGAAGGAAGGTCGCCCGCCGTACAGCCTGGTCTGCTTCGTTCGTAATCTTTTCATCCGCGTATAATTTTCCCCAGAAATCCTCTTTGATGTAGACAATATAGCGCAATGCCATTTGATTCTTGATCAAAGCCTTTTTAAAGATAGGAATGGCATTCCCAAAGTCGTACCATCCGGAAACGAATACACTCCACCAATATGGTTTACTGTAATAGAATCGTCCGGGAGTCGCTATACGAATGTTATGGATGAAGCGGCGGTCTTTGACGATCTCTTTTGTTCCCTTTTCATTGGGAAGCAAACCCATTCGTGTCTTTAAATCCCGCAAAGGTGCCTGGCGGTCCAGTAGTGGCGTCGCAATTACATCATCCGGCATACCTTCATGCCATTTGGCTGAGTAACCATGATATTCACTCTTGCCGGTCCTCTCATCGATTACGCTAATACGTGAACAGGTTGCTTCCTTTGCCTTTACTTGTACCAGTCTGGGCTGAGTGTCCTGATTAAAAATATATTCGACGTATGCATCGTAGAAGATCACTAAATCATTCGCTATCTCCATCCGGATAAATGGTATGTCATTGTTTTCTATAAAATCGAATATATCCGGATATTCTTCGGGCAAGACTTCTTCTTTGATGATTTTTCGGGTTTCCTTATCCCGGTATTTACGATATACGAGGACACTATCTCCATATACTACCTTGTTTTTAAATTCCACATTGCTGCCGACAGTTACGTTTGCCCCGATCTTCTTCATAATGTCATACATCATGTTGTTGTTCCGCCCTCTGGGAACAAACTTAATTGGAGCCGCTTTCCCTTTGGGGACTACTTCAACGGTAGAGGTCTCCCGGTCAGTTGTGATATCGCTATTATCACTGAACTTTATGATTCCTTTTCCGCCTTTGGTGACTGCATAAGTTTCATATCCTTTTTGAAATAATTGGGGCTCAGGTTGTTTCTTCTTCATTAGAAATAAACTTTGATGTTATTAAATCGTGTAATCAGACATCTCCGGATTTTCCTGGGAGCATACTCACCTATTTGAAGTATGTTGACAGTGCTTCCGCTACTATGAAATGAACTAAGTACCGCACGCTCGTAGGTAATGAGTTCACCGGTACTTTTTTTGCAGAATTCAATGGAGAACTCAATGGGTTTACCCTCTTTCCGTTGCTCCATAAGTTCCCAGACTTTACTTTGATGTATTCTGTCGCTTGGCATAATACGATAGTGCTATGATGATAAAAAGCAAAGGTATCCCGATACTGAGGCCGTTTCTTATGCCATCATCCGTACCGGTTGCTACTTTGCTATCTTTCCTGGTCTCTGTCCTGGATTCCCTTTGTATGGTTTGACCGGATACCTCTCTCTTTGAAGAGCTGTTCGAAGAGTGTACAGTGTCATTACTTTCCTGCGCGGTTTTACTCTGTTTTTCGCTCCCTTCAATCTCGATACCCGATAGCGGGGGTAGGCCTGTTGTGGGATCGGGTGTTTGTGCCGTGTCAAAATGGTACGTGATCTTCCAGGATGAACCGTGTTCGTCTTTAGTGGTTTTGACTTGTGAGGCAATGGTTTCGGTACCGGTATTGAGTTCATTGTAATTATGCTGAAAAGTTCCATTCTCTTTGAATTGATTAGAATGTAGAGAAGAAGAACGACAAGCACACAGCAGTATACCAACTGAAATGCAAGCAAAATAAATGATAAGGTGTACATGATGTTTCATTGTTTACGGTTTTGGCAAATTAAATCGGTACATTTCATGGTTTTTAGCTCTGTTATCAAACGATTGTTTTCGTTGATTTTCAAATCCATAGTCTCAATACGTTTGGATAATGTTTCAACTTTATTTTCCCAGCGTGCCTCACTATCTTCTTTATCCTGTTTGAGTGAGTTGATGTAACTTCTTTGATCGGTGATCATTTCCTGGTAGACATCCTGCATCGCTTTCATTGCATCAGCTTCTGCACGTTTCTTGGTGTATTTGATAGTGACAAATGCTGTGGCGGTTCCGACTAAACCGCCACCGAAGAGAAAGACCATGATATAATTTAGAATCTCATTCATCGCTTTTTTATTGCAAATGTATTGTGTACAAGCGCTTACGTAAAGGACAGAAAAACGGCACAATGTGCCGGAGCGGTATCGCATGTGCGATGATTTTTGAGGAGGGGGCAGCATATAAGAGAGAAAAAAAAGTTTGAGGCGAAACTTTTTCCGAGGGCGGTGCGTGGTCTTCCGATGGATAAAGGGGAAATTTTTCCCCTTTAAGACCCTTTTTTCTTTGTGAATCAGTATTTTATTTTTTTTGCCGTGGGAATCTTCTGAGATTTAAAATTGCGTTAACATAAATTATAGGTTTACGCTTTTTCTTCCCAAAAGTATCTCTTTGTTAACCCAATGCGGGTTGATTTTTGAAAAAATGATTCGGATGTCGGAAAAATAATTTTGAGACAAGAGAGCAAACGTCTGTATGTGATGTGTGATATTTATTTGTGGCATGTATTTAATGTGCTAATTTACAGGTGTTTATGTTTTCGTGTATGAAAAAAAAGTGTTATATTTGTAATGTAATCAAAAGGGGATAGGGTTGCACTCCTATCACTTAAATGTTTAATTTTTAACGTAAAACAAAATGAAAAATGTATCGAGCGCAAAAAGCGCAGAGGCTAAAGCCGTAGTGTTAAGTAATGTAGCTAATAAGAAGAATGAAACAGCCCCTCTAATTGTGCTGCCATCCCTTCCAACCGAAGAAGAAACGAAAGAACAGGTTTCGGCCAAAGTTGAAACTCCCGTTCAAACTTCCAAGAAAGAGAGTTCTTCCGTAGTAGCCGCACCCAATAAGCGTCTAAGTATTGATGAACTGACCGATAAGGCGGAGCGTGTTTATCTGCTCCGTCAGAAATATCAAGAAGTGAGAGAAAAGCGGAAACAGCTTGAAAGCTTTACTATCTCACATGATAAAAATAATGCCCAACTTACTTTGGTAGACGCAAAAGGGCTTTCCATTTCTACAAGTAATCCCGTTGCAATTGGTAAGTTGCTATCTGATTGGATGTTAGATTTAAATAATCACTTGGCGAAAACCGAAGAAGAAATTCGTTCAGAATTGGAACGGCTAAATTAAAACAAAATCCCCCTACATCGTTGCACCGATGAAGGGGGAACAAAATCAAACCGAAGTTTAATTTTTAACGTACTGCAAAGATGGAAAATATTTTTGATTCTGCAAAAACAATTCAAGAAAAACGCACAATATTAAAAGGTTTATCAAAGCCGCTTCAAATTTTGGTGAAAGAGGCTGCTATTCCTACGGTAAACGATGGACTGAAAGCGATATACGCACAGTCTGGTCATACCGAACTTAAAACGCTGAAACAGTGGAATAAGGAGGGCAGGAGTATTAAAAAAGGTTCCCATGCCTTATGCCTTTGGGGTGCACCTAAGAAAGTAGAGACGACCCAAGTAGAAGAAGCACAGGGAGAAGATAATGACCCAATGAATTTCTATCCGATTTGTTTTGTATTCTCAAATTTGCAGGTATATGAAAAACAATGATTTAACTACTTATGGGGAGTGTTTGGAAAAGCTATCCCCAAAACACGGACGGGAAAAGGTATTTAATGACTTTCTGCAAATAGTCGTTTGTTGTCTCTCAATGGGACGTAAGGAAGAACTTTATTTCAAAACGATAAAGCCCTATGACAAAACAGAACTGGATTTGTTTTCACAGGCTTTTGCCGCACTTGTTATGCAGATGGACAGGCAACCACTGGTAGACCCGTTCGGAGACTATTTTCAAGAGTTTTTAAGCAACGCCCAAAACGGGCAGTTTTTTACACCGTTTGGGGTATGTGAATTAATGAACCAATTGATAACAGCTCCTAAAGTAAGTGATCAGCCTAAACAGGGAGATCGGAGGGTATTGGACCCTGCATGCGGTAGCGGAAGACTCCTTTTATCAGCAGCCCAAAAGGATAGAGCATTGACTTTTGTCGGGATTGATATCTCATATACCTGCTGTCTCATGACTATCATTAATTTGTGTCTGAACAGCTTAAACGGGGAAGTATTGCACATGAATGCCTTGACGGATCAATATTGGCATCGTTGGTTGATTATCGTTGATAGTGTAACCAAGATACCGACCGTTTATGAAGTGGAAGCCGGAATAATAAACCAACCGCCTGCATGTGCGGATGATTTAAAGCCTTTACCGGTGACAGGGATCATACAGCCGGTAAAAAACATGATTCCCGCCAATTTTGTACGTTATACCCCTAAATGTTAGCAATATGGAGAAAGTTTTGCAATGTGTCAGACTTCCGCAAAATGGTAAAGGCACAATCGGGTTTAATTTGAAAGGAGAGTATTTAAAAAAATACGGTTTCCAGTTAGGAGATAAAGTAAAGGTAGAAATCAGCAAAAATAAGATTGTTTTATTTAAGACGGGTAATGTGCTGGAATGATTGAAAAAGTGGCACAGCGGGCAGCAAAAGCACTCTGACAGACCTTGAGAGAGGGGGAGAATGCTTTTGCGTCGCCCGGCTGCGCCGGGGTGAAGCGGAGTCCGCCGATTACTCTTTTGGCAGAGGGGGCGGGATTTTAAACGCCTGAAATGGCGGTTGTTTGACGTAATTTTAGCAATTACGAAAAGCGGTATTTTATTTCCGATTGAGGAAAAATATTCCTCCGGTGCCGGTTCCCGGACGTGTGAAGTAGAAATTCATACCGAGCCATAATGTGTCGAAGGCATCCGTAACATGGGTTTTGTATTGATCCGGATTGTCCGGAGTATCGTCAGTACCTTCCGGAGCTTTGTCCTTCTCAAAACCGTTTTTACCCTGCTTAATACCGGTTTGCTCCATGGCGATCTTGAGGAACTCGTTTTGATAGAGATTGAAACGAATCCACAGGAATTGCGGATCACCTTTCAATGCGAGATCGATATTGAGGTGTTTCCATTCATGTTTGGGTGCCTGTCCGACATATACCATTGCAGGAGTGTACCGGTTCTCTTTGAATACACGTTCAATGATATCCGCATAGGTTTCTGTTGTGGAGCCCGACTCCCAGGTAAAAGTATGATCATAGTAGACGACTACATCGTGATTGAGCTTGGGACGGTAATAGTCAGCTATCTGTTGTACCAGGTCTCCGAGTTTGGATGGGGTTTTGACATAGAACGATTTGATGATTTTCATCGTATTCCCGTCCAGTTGTGCCACTACCGCTGTCGAGATTGACGCATTGGAGTCGAATGCAATATGCAGTTCTTTGTCAAAATCAAGGTCACCGTCTCCCAGGCAGCCGCAGGAACTCAGTTGCTTCCAATTACTTCCAAGATTCTTCAGCCTTCCGTTATCAGCCGGCTGATAGAAATGTATGCGGTCGTCCAGGGCACTATAAAAGCCATTGGGAACTTTCATCAGCCGTTCGTTCAGGAAGGCGGTACGCCATACCAACGGGGGAGAATCACGTTGCATCTGCCAAATGAAGTCTTCTCCCAGGACCTCAAGGTTATCAAAGACATCATATTCACCATAAAATACAGTGTATTCCCGTTTTTTCTTATCATTCGGTTTGAGTGCAGGCTGAAACTTCCGGGCTATGTCAAGATCACGTTGAAGTTCCCGGATCATCCGCATGGTGTGTTCGGTCAGCGGTTTACGTTTGTAATCCTGAAGTTCTTTATACAGGTTGCGAATGAGTTGGATATGTGGGGGCTGCATCTCTTCCTGTTTGTCGAGAATCCAACGTCCCATGGATGATCCGGGCATGTCCGTTGAGTAACATACGCTGTGATGGTGAGGACAGTGCCCGAAATATTGCCGGTTTCCCCTGTTGGCCGGATTGACCTCGTTCTTTATCTTGTCATAGGAAAGGAACTTTGCCTCCGGCCCTATCACCCAGTCAAGCGACATGGAGTTTGCGGACATCCCTTGATTAAAGGAAAGAATAACCATAACCGTGCCATTCCAGAAATGGAAAGCATTACTCCATCCGTCTCCGAGTACCGGACGGACAGGCTTGGCAAAGCCCATGGAAGGGGGTGCTTTATGGCCAACGACATAATGGATATTTTGAATGTATCCCCATTCGGCGAGTGCTTTACAGATAGCCGGAAGGGTATTTCCCCATGCCTTGGCATAGCTGGGAGAGATCATTCCACCCAATGAACCGGGCATTTCCCAGACGTTTCTGAGAATGAAGCGGGCGTCGATACCTTCTGACTTACCGGTACCACGCGATGCAACGATGTATTCGTCATGTGCGGCAATAGCCATTGCCTGGCGTTGCATTTTGTTGAAGAACTTCCGTATCACATTGGCCTGTTTCATCCGGAGTTCGTACGCCGATGGTATGGGAGAGGCTTGGGCTGTCATTCTTCAATATCCTCCTCTTCAATGGTTTGAATATCTGTCGCCTGTTTGGTCAACATATCTTTGCATAAGCTGCGGAGTTCCTGGCGGCGTTGCTCCAGATTGTCTATCACTTCAATACCCTCAAGTGTCGTCACATCGTCAGAAGGTTCAAAAGATGGGGGAATAAGCTGACCGAAGTCGAATGCGTCATCGTCTTTGTCGGAACGGGTGTATTTACCTATCTTGTCGAGAGCGGCGGCAGCTCCTTTAGCATCTCCGTTGTCGATAGCGAGTTGAAATGCCTTCTTTCCTCCTTCTACAATCATGTAGCGATACCAAGATTTGGCCGCTAACTGGATGTTACCGACCAGCCGGTTGATCATACCGATATCGCGATAGGCCTGTGATTGGGAAACAGGTTCCGCTTGCCCTCCACATCCGTGCATGAGAAAAGTAACGAGCTCCTGGTCTTCAATTAATGGGCTTTCCATTTTCTTACTAACACAAAGCATCATCCGATTCTTAATTTCCATCTCCTTTGGTGATAACTGGAGAGCGGATTCACCCCGATCTTTGAACAGGGAGCGTTCGATGCGGTCGTAGGTTGTGTCTTTTTTCGGCATAATTTAGTCGTTGATGATTTGTTCTTTCATGTATTTATCAGCAAGTGGCTCGGCCGCCGGACTTCCGGCCTTGGCTAACTTGATCACAGTTTTTCGGAGTTCGAATTTTGTTTGCAGGCGTCCCTGATGGTATGCTTCGTAGATAGGAGAATGATGATGATTTTTGCAAATATCACAGAAGTAGCTGCGTTCACCGGCAGGCAGCGAAATTAGAATGGCGATTTCTGCCGGAGGCAGCAGAGCTGCGGCCATCTCTCTGATTTGTTGCAAGGTTTCATCTGATAACTCCATTTCTATTCTAATATTTCGTAACTGATTGCTTGATTATATGCCTGCTCGAACATTTCCGAGAAGTAATTGAAATGCTTTCCGGAAGTGAAATAGAAGCCATTTTCCCAGCGGTGATTCTGGTTCAGGTTCGCGGAACCGGCAATACCGAACTGATATTTGTCATTTTCCACCAATAACACTTTTGCATGACAGGAGTCAATCCGTATGCGTGGTGTGATGTTGGAGGCAAACAGTAACAAGTCAAGCTTGTGCCGTTTTACCGTCGTATCGAGCAGGAGGGTCAGACCTGTAATTTTTTTATCATCGGCCAGGAAGAAGAGAGGGCGTAAACTGTCCTCTGAGATACTGAATGTAGCGATCCTTATATCCGCCGGTCCGATTTCAGATAAAAGAGAGGGCAACACTTCATGTATTGCCCAGTCTCCTTTGTGCATGAACGGTTCGATAGAACCGGGACACAAAGCCAAAGGAAAGTTATCCTGAAACCTTTTCACCTTGTTCTGCCGATAATTCTGCCGTTAAAGCGGCTAATTCAGTTTCGTATTTAGCAATCCGGTCGAGTGCGTTCTGCAGAACAGCCTGCTTTCCCTCTTTCCCGGCCCTCTCTGCGGCTGTTTTGCTGTTCGTAATGTTCTGCTTCAGACGTTTGATCTGACGGGCTATTTCGAAGCCTCTGACCACTGCATTTTCACTATACTCAGGACGTTTAGCATCAAGCTCTAAGGTTGCCTGTTTGCCTTCTGCGTAATCGTCAATCTGTTTCCAAAGTTTGCGACGTTCGTCGTCCAACTTGCAGAGTTCTTCTGCGAGGGGGTGACGTTCCTCTGCCGGGATATTCGGATTCGCAATATCATTATGGAGACTGGCGTACAGGGGAGCGATCTCTTTGATACGGGCGTATGCTTTACGTAAGGCAGGAGTGAGGGATTCTTCTGTTACGATCTTGACGCCCGGAGTGTTCAAGGCATCCAGTTCGCCCCGGATAGCGGAGAGCTCTTTCATTTTCTCCTCGAACTCTTCATTTAAAGCTGAGAGTTCGTCAGCATGATTTTCCGTGTCACTCTCAAGTTCGCTGATACGGTTATGCAGTCCGTCGATCTCCTCTTGGAGTCGGTCGATTGCCTCTTTCCGGATATCGGTTTCTTGAGTCCGTTGTTCGTCATTCAGTGTTTGAACGATCAGGATCTCTTCGAATGCAGCCGGGTAAACAGAAGGAGCATCTTTTATTTCCCTGGCTATTTTAGTCAGTATATTGACTAATTGTGTAAAGTGGGGATCGAAAATGTGAGGATTCTCCGGTGCCTGGGAAAGATAGTTCCCATAGCTGCTCTTGGTGTTTGCCTTTGCTAAAGCGTTAAAGAGTTCCATACCGTCAGCGTAGGTACGCTGACGGTTTGACAACCATTTTTCTAACTGTTCGTTTCTTGTCATAAAATATATGTATTATGTTAACCTCCGGGACTTGGAGCCGGTTTTAGGCCTGCAATGACTTCCATGTCGATTGGTGTTCCTAAAACAACAGCCGATTCATTTGCGTCACAAGTGGCTGTATAGGCAGTTCCCCGCTGATCGGCGGCGAGCTTACCACCATCAAAGGAGGGTGATACATCGGCATACATGCCCGGTTTACCCATCAGGAATTGTTGGCCGTCGGAATCTTCGAAGACGAAGTACCCCGGAGTGTTCTTGACAAGTGTACTGAAAGCATGCATTCCCGGAGTATTGCCGGGAAAGAAAAACTCTAAAGTCTGCTTAAAAGATTTTCCGTCCGTTTCGCCTTGAATTTCCGCTTTATAACCTACTTTCCCTTTTGTGGAATACAAGTAAATCGGCTGAGTGTAGGTTCCGCCACTTGGAAAAGTGAATGATCCTGAAGCGGTAATCAGGTCCTCATTCGTAGTAGGCTTTACCGGAATCATTGGTACGGTTGAAGGAGCGTCATACGGAATAAAGAGCAGCCGTCCTTTATAACCTCCCATGTTGTTTTGCCCGATATTCCATTTTAACGGGGCAAATGCCGGACCGGCAGCCAGAACGGTTAAACCGTCTGATGTCAGAAGATGATGGCTGATCCAGTTTCCGGTATCCGGAATGGCCGCTTGTACTTCCGGAAACAAGAACAGGCAGCAGATAAGCAGGCATGAAATGCAAAGAATAAATCGTTTCATAATCAGGTAATTGTTTAGTTTATGTAGGGGAAGGTAAGACTCCCTTCCCCGGATTAGTTAAGTATAGGCTCCGGTAGCGGTGGCTACTTCACCGGCAACAACTGTAACCTGTGTATTTGCCGGTTTGGTCTTGCCATCGGCATCAGTGAACTCGATGGTGTATTTTCCCGGAGGAAGTCCAATGATGCATTGGCCGTTACCGCGTTTGGCAACTTTTCCCTGGATACTCCATTGGCCTTTGTCGGTGCCGGTGATGGCTACCTGCACTCCACCGGTTTTACAATAGTCGCCGGCCAGGTCGAGAGATTCGTTCTTCTGCTCGTTACAGCGGAAGACTTTCTCATGCCAGTCATTGATACGTGTATCGTATCCTGCCTGCAACCAGAACTGCCATTCGTTCGGGTCCTCGTAAATATCACGTATCTGGCAGAATTTAGAAGCCGCTTGAGTATTGAACGCCACGTCTATGTTACCAACTTTCTGAAGGGTCAGCCGGGAACCTTGGCCTAAAGCTTCGTGGGAGGAGACAATCAGGTTCGGACACATGGCGTCTTCCCGCAAGAGTTCAAGCATGCGTTGCATGGAAGGATATTCCTGCATGCGTAACTTATTACGTAATGCTGAACGGGCAGCTTTCAAAACGGTTTCAGCACACAAAAGCTGTGGTACACCGCCTATTGAAGAACGAAGGTAGGTGTTTGCCCCTCCGATCCATTCCACCAGATTCTCGTAAGCTGCATAATCTGTATCTGATGTTGGCGCGGCAAACTCTCCGGAAATAGCGAAATTACCACGGGCCGCATTTACATCGCCACGAGTGATCAGCATGTCCATCTTGGTATAAATACCATCGAAAGCCCCGCCGGGTGAGTTGGAATCTTCATCCCGTTCGGCAGAGAACAGGCTATATACGATATCTTCCAGATGCGAACGTACCAGGGTAAATGCAACCTTGGTTTCCATCGGATGTTTTTTTGTAGTGTTGCTTACCGGAGTGCCACCGATGATCAGCAGTTCGTTATCATCGTACTTCTGGGAGTTTTCTTTGGTGATGCAGACAACATCTTTCGGCTCGATGACTGAGGGTTCGTAACCTAAGAGTTTATCGACCAGTCCGAAGTTCTTTCCGATTTTATACGATTGCGTACCACCGGCACGACGACGCTCGTTGATACGTGCGTGTTTGCCTTGCAGGTCCATAACATTCAGCTTCAGTAGGTTTGCCACTTCGGTGAGGGTGGCAAACGGCAGCGCACGAAGTGCCTGGTCATAAATGACCAGTGCTTCGTTCAGTTTAGAGACATCAATTAGTTTATTTGCAGCCATTTGAATAGACTTTTTAATAGTTAAAGTTTAGGTTATTAATACAGGCCCTCAGCTTTTAATTTCTCGGTGATGGCTTGATAGTTTCCTGCGTTCTGGTCACAAAAAGCAGATAACTCTTCCTGGGTTCCGCTACCTTCAGGCTCTTGTTCAGGAGTCAGACCGGCATGCCCCGGTGTAGGACCGTTCTTCAGATTCTTCACTTGCTCTTCAAGTTGGGTGATTTTAGAATCCTTCTCAGTGATAGAGTTCTTGAGAGTACTAATCTCGTTATCCTTGCCGGATGTAGAACCGTTCAGCTCTGTAATCTTCGCGTTGGCAGAGTTAAGTTTCTCTTCAATATCGGTCTTAGCCTGTACAAGAGTAGCGTTCTCTGTCTTTAATCGTTCCATTTCAGCATGGATAGAGTCCAGGTTTTCAGCAGACAGTTCGGTGGTTTCCGCTTTATCTTTTGAAATTCCCAGGAAAGAGAGGAAGCCGGTCCATGATGGTTTGTAATTCATTGCCTTTTCTTTTGGGATTGTTAATGCTGGCACAATATTCGTGTCCATACCCGCTGCCAGTAAAACGGAGGAGGAACGGTCGTATAAGCGCACGGCATGGGAGTTGGCCGGGATATCCACGATGGAAGCCTCCATAACTTCTGCTTTGGTAACAGTTTCGCGTGTTTGTCCCGGAAGCAGATATTCTTTTTCGGAGGATGTGGCCAGGATACGTATACCAATACTTGCGGCCCGTAAGGTCCCTGCTTCGTATTTTGCGGCAATGGTCTTCGATAAATCGTCTACCTTGTCGAAAACAGGAATAGCAGAAAGCACGTCGTCCTCTATCTTGATATCGTCCCAATATCCGATTGCTTTGTAATCACACCATAGGGGTGATCCTTCATCACGGAAATGCCCATACAGCATCACCGGGTTGTCAATGAAAGCTTCAAGAAGAAGTCCAGCAGTAAGAACCCGGTAGCCGTACCGGTTGAGTGATGAATCTGATAAGATGATGCGTTTTTGGCTCATTGCACTTATTTTGTTGCAATGATACGGCTATATATAATGATGCCGAAGGACGGTTATAACTCTGTAACAGGTAGTGGAGGATAGGCGCCTTTTCCGGAAAAAGTGGCTTCAATTCCGGAGAGGTCGGAGGCTTTGGTTCCTGTTTTCTCTATCACGGTTCCCAGAAGCGGGTACTCTTTGCTTCCATATAATCGGATATTGCCATTCGCATCCTTGCATCTTACTACGCAACCACGTACATTGATAGTCCGCAGGATGTGAAGTTCTGAATCTGTCAGTCCTGTGCGTTTCAGGCGGATGGTAAGGGTCTGTTTATATAGCGTACCGGCTTGAGTGTCGTCCGCTTCCACATCTGGAGAAACTCCCATATAGGTGATAGGCAGGTTTCTCCAGGTATTGGGCCGGTGAAGGCTGATAACGGCTGAGTGATTGATGACTGAAAATAAACTTATTTCATCCGTGAACAGGAAATCTGCCTGAATGACTCCTCCGATATTGTTTGTATTCATATTCTGTTGATTTACAATATACTATCTGTGATTCTCTCTTTTCGAACATTTTTCACTCAAAAAAAGGACATTTAACTACGCTTACTCGATGAATTATTCTCGCTTTTTATAGCTCCTTTTTTCTTTTCTCCTCACTTTTGCCCTCCAACGCTGGTAGTGTTTGAGAAAAGCTTCTTCCGTAAGAGAATCAATTCCATATCTGCGCATGAAGAATTGCACTCCATCAATGTATTTGATTCCGTACCGGTGCTTCTGTTCGTCCAGGTATTCATGCAACTCCGCCCACATCATCAATTCTATTTTCCGGGAAATGATCACCTGGGAGCGAAGTCCTAAATAGTTGTAGGTCACTGGCGATTTGCCTATACTTCGTTCAGGCAGACAGATTTCTAAATTACCACGATCAACCGGAGCTTCCGACGGTCTCTTCTGGAGAAGGTCGAATATTACGTGATAGATATCCAGGTTATCAGGAAAACGGACCGGATCAGAGGTCAGGTGACAGTATTTGCCGCGGATATACTCACATAGATGCGGAGGAACTTCGATTTTGGTAGTTATCATTTAGGTCATAGAATGGTTTACGCTAATATACAAAGTTTTGCGGACATAAACAAGACTTTCCGAAACAAACTAATCCCCCTTGCAAAAACGGTACTCCTTTTTTGTGCAACTGTGTAAATCGTGCAGTATTATCATATAATGTGTTGATTATAATTGGTTTATGTCTGCACGAAACATGGTACGTTTTTGTACGATTGGTTCATTGTGCGTACAAAATACAATTTTGTGCAATTTAGTACGAGGCGTACGTTTTTGTACGAAATTTGTGCTCTGTTTAATTATTTGATTTATAGTGTAATAAATACCGAATTGCACCTTTCTGCACGAAAGCACAAAAATATTCTATATTTTTAAGGTAGTCTCTTTTACAGAAGAAAGAAAAAATAAAAATAATATATAGACACCTCGTTGCCGGCTTTACTTCGTCTCAGGCACAGTTGTTCAAAACGTTCTTCTAAGCAAAAGGGGGTAAAGGGGGAACGACCGAAAAAACAAAGCCGCGATACGCTGATGCGTACCGCGGCCGGATAAATGTTTCGACTTGTGCTATCGCAAATCATTCGGATAAAACACCTGAGATACCAACTCGTACTCACGGGGCAGTGACTTCACACCTACACAAACACATATACCTCTTGCTGCAAGCTCATACAGCCGTTGTGTTGTGACGATAGAACCCCGGAAATGATAGTTACTGCAAAGCACAAAATATGCAGTTGCCAGGTCAAAGGAATAAATGTCCTTGCTTATGATCTTGAGTGCATCGGACGGAATCTTGGCAAAACCTAAACGAACGGCCAGGCGTGCGATCAACTGCTCACGCTCGACGGGATCAGGAGATATGACTACGAATATTTTATTCTCTTTTTTTATCATTATAATGTTGTGTATATCAAATAAAAGACGTATCTTTATAGGGTAATAAATTGGGATAATATACTCCTATCGTCGTGAGTAGAAATGAACCCAGGATTTGGATTTTACGAACTTCGCGCACCGGCGAATAATTGTATAATCATCCGAAAACTCAAGTAATGCATCCGTCAACTCTTTCTGTTCCGTCTCTTCCTGAATAATCCAACATGCACACTTTATAAACAAGTCATAGGAGGACGCCTCACAGTGATCCATTACACGAATACTTCCGCATTCCGGAATGCTATCCAGCAGCAGGTACACTGCGTTATAAAAGCGATTAAAGCGCTCCGGATTCTCTTTGTATACGGATATCAATTCGTTAATATTGGTCAGTTTAAAAGAAGATAGGTTCATGGTATGTCATTTTATGGATTATAACTCAATTTCTGCTCGGGTTCCGGAGGGAGTGGGGGAGCATCCCGCTTGGGATCGAGCATTTCAATACTTTCGGCTACGATTTCAGAAACGGTTCGTTTCTGGCCGTCATTTGTTTCATACTTCCGGGTTGTGAATCTGCCTTCAATATACAGTTTGCTTCCTTTGTGGGTGTACTTCTCAATGGTTTCCGCCAATCCCCTCCAGGCTACGACGGGTATCCATTCGGTTCTCTCCGGAATCGTTTGACCGGCTTTGTTTGTATAAGCACGCTCTGTACATGCAATAGAAAATTGGGCTACTTTGATGCCGGTTTCAGTGGTACGGACCTCGGCATCACGTCCCATGTTGCCGATAAAAATACATTTGTTTACACTCATTGTTTTTATGTTTAAGTTAGAAAACGAGTTTACCTGTCGGTTGTGGTAACCGGCTATTATCTTCTTTCGGGATAGGTTGGGCTCCGGTTCCTACCGTAAAGTACTCTACACCTCCGGATTTATCATCTACAACCGCCTTCCCGTCCTTATCGACTTGAAAAGGTTTCCCGGTTATACTGTCATATTTGTGAGGATTGAATACATAACCTTTCCAAGAACAATACATTATAAATTTCTTCTTAAATGCGGTTGGTGATACAAACTTTCGTTGCTGATTGTCGTATTGGCAAAATGCGTCATATAAATCTTTCCGGGGTAAACGGACATTGAGATGTTCTTCTCCGGAGAAGTATTCATCAGCCCAGGAGATGAGGGTTTCACCCATTTCCTGACGCAGCTTTCTTTGCTCTAACCTTTCGCCGGGAGCCTGGACAACGCCATAAGTCAAATACAATTGGACGCAATTGGCCAACAGGTTCCAGGTAAGATTCCATTGTTCAAAATCCCACTCCGAGAAGAAGAGGACTCCGAAGTCGTCAACCGGCTTATGGGTATCGTTATAGAAATCGGAGAATGCAAGCAGCCACTGGCGGTCCGTGTAACTTGAACCACTGCCACGGATGGCATGGTTGGTAGCAATATACATTTTGGGTGATCGCGCAAATGGTAAAGTGATCCTTCTACCTCCTTTATAATTTACTGACCAATCCCCGGTAATGTTGGGGAACAGAAATTCAAAGTTGAAGTTTTGTAACACGTCGTCAATAAAAACGAGTTTAGTGTTTTCCTGAATGTCATTCCATACAAATTGATCATTAAAAAGATCAGAGCGTTTTCCGGGAATATAGGCTGTAGGAATGATATTACGCATCAATTCCCCTACAAGTGATTTCCCGGAACGGCCGTTACTTTCTCCTACTTCAGATTGCTTGCCATCCATGCCGATGACAGCTCTGGCCACATTATTGTCTTTCGCTTCCATAACCATGTATCCGATTGCACACAGTTTACTAAGGAGATGGATACGATTTTCATTCTCTTCTTCCGGCTCTATTTCTTCAGCAGATTTTCTCCAGGTAAAGTTACTGGTGTTGATCAGGAACTGGAGGTAATGGGATTTCTTACCGGCCTCTGAAAGTTCGTAAGTAAATGTGTTGTCTTGCCGGCTAAAAGTAACCAACGGTTTACCCAGATATTTGGCCGGTGTCATTTTACGTTGCTCTTCCCAGATGTGGTGTGTGATATTCTCGTAACCGAGTTCGCTTACAGAATCTTTTGTGACCAGCCAGCAATTTTTATCAAAATAGAAATACTGGGATTCCCGGTTGGGCTTAACGAAATTGGGCTGAATGAACTCAAGCAGGGATAACTTGTCCGGACCCACATATTGAGACACGCCTTTAATCAACATTTCATTTACCTCAGTCTTGCAATTATGCTTGGCAAACTGAAACAGGTAGTCACGGGCATCAGAGGCATCGATAGCACGAACGACAGGCGGTTCAAGGTGAATGAACTGATAACTCTTATCAATTCTCCGAAGACGTCCGAATCCTCTGTTTTGCAAGAAGTTTTGTGAGTTGACATAGCAGAACTCATATTCAATACGTTCATTTTGGCTACGATCATATTTAGTGACTTCTCTCCAGAACTTTTCATCATCGTCAAAAGGTTGTGCCAAGATTACTTTTCCATGTTCGTCGAATTTCCATCGATATCGGCCGAATAGGAACTCCGGCAGGTTACGCAGGAGGTCGGCATGACGCTCGGCAAAGACTTCATGAGAGTGGAGTCCCCATAATTCTTGCAATTTATGATCTGTCCAGGTAGTTACCTTGAACATCTCAATATATTTGCCCAAACCTTTCTTTTCATTGCATGCAAACTCGATATCGGCGGCCAGCTCTTCTTCTTTTCCACGCAGAGAATTTGCAAGCAAATCATCAAGGCCTTTGTCTCCTGCTTCGTTCTTATTAATGTGTCCGACGAATATTTCAACGAAGATGTTCCGGTTCTTGAGAGAACGCATATATTCTTTGAAATTTTTTGCTGCATAGAAAAAACAGCGGGGACGCTTTTCGACCTGATCATTGATCCGGATATTGGAGCTGATATCGTCCCAGTCCGAATCAAAGATAAAAGCAACCTCCTGTACCTCACAGGTAGAGATGATCTTCACCAGGTCTTCCGGAAGGGCACCGTAAAGACCGAGATTCTGTATACCGCTGACTGCGATTGAGGGAATGCCGTGCTTACATGCTTTCTCCGCTTTCTTTTCACCTTCCTGAATATAGAGACGGGGTATCTTTGTCTTTGATTTATAGAGACTGCGTATGCGCTCCGGAATATAGATCGGAGTACCGCTGCCACGCGGGGATTTGTATTTGTAAGGTTTACCCTCTTTATCAAGGTGGGCATCCGGAAACTGCCATCTGATACGATAATATTCTTGAGGAGTACCAACGTCCCTTCTTTTATTATCTTTCCGGGTGAAGACAACCGGCATTCCTTCCAGATCATAATATTCAATGATGACATCATCTCCCTTAGTGGTTAACATTCCTCGTTCATCAATGGTACCAGGACGGAAAGTACGTTGTTCGAATATACTTTGTGTATCTCCTGTCTTATATACCTTTGCTGTGACATCCTCAAAGGTAAGACCTGATTCAGCCAACATCCTGGCACAATAACTGTCGACATCGATACCTTTGGCAGCCTTGCTGCTTTTTTTCATCTTTTTTGCCGGCTGTTTCTTGATGGCCGGACGTTGATCGAGAATGACATTGAATTTTTTGGCAAGGTATTCAAGAGCATCATTGAAAGTCATTCCTTCAGCGGACATTAAGAAAGAAACCGAATCTCCACCTTTCAATTCATTGCATCCAAAGCATTTAAAGATTTGTTTGGCCGGACTAATTGAGAGTTTCTTTGCGGCTTTGCACCGGGGACAATCGCAATTGTAATTCACTCCGGAGCGTTTGAGTTCATGGAAGTCTTGTGCAACATCAAGCAAATGTCCTGTGGCAGCATCTTTGATACGTCTTATCTCATCATCATTAAAATACATAGTTCAAGGGATTAGTTACATGATCAGTTCTGTTTCATTGATTCGGGGTCAAATGAAACCATTTACAATGGATTGGCAGAGGACTGTTTATGGGAGATCGTACTCTTCAGTAACGGATTCGTTTATCACGCTCTGCAGAAGCTCCGGATCTTTATAGAGGAAGAGGACTTTAACCATACCGTCCTTTACAACTCCCATTTCCATCTCAATTTCTAAATTGTTTTCGTGGACCTTATCTACGATCCGGTCTACGACTTGTTTGTCTAATTCAATTATATCTTTAAACATAGTTTTTCCTTCCTTCTTATACAATTTTGAATATTAATCTTCTTCAACGAAAGTGTTAGTCGTGTTTATCACACCAGCAGAATCAACACTCTTTCCATCGCGGATAAACACTTTCTCACGAATTAGCTCTTCATAGTCATACTGTGACATTCCGATGACACACACACGACCATCAATATACAATTTACATTTCATCAATTCAGTTCCTTCAACTGGACCGATGACATCTATTTGCATTGTTCTTTTATTCATATCTATTCTGTTTTACTTCAATTTACGCATCAATAAAACATCACAATATGTATCAGCATCTATTTTTTTTGAACATATCGTTTTGATTTCAAAGCCAGCTTCAAAAATTTCCGTAAGCAGATTATCAGCTAAAAAAGAACCTCTTATTGCAATGTACTCCCCAGGCAGTGTTAAACCTGATATTTCTTCCTGTACCCAATATCTAACCCACGTATGTGCACCATAATTAGCAATATTGAAAATAATTTTTTCTATATCCATATTTGTATAGTTTAGAGGTATTTCTTTAGTTCTTCTCGATCTATAAAAAAGGCACATGCCATATACTTGCCTGGTAAACCCATTGTCTGGGCGAATGCATCATCTCCGCAAACTTTTTCAGTCCCAAAGCCAACGATTGAGCCGCGCGGATCATCTTTAACATCGACTATCGTAGTGGTCATTATCAAACCTTTATTGTCATCTGCTGCCATTCTCTTAATAGCATCCAGAATTTTATTACCATCACTATTCATTTCTTTATAGTTATGAATTAGTGTAAACACCTTCATCATAATTCTCAATCCGTGACTGGCATTCACTTATTACTTCCTTTAAAATATCCGCACACTCTTCATTTGAGTAACCTTGCAGCAGTTCATCAATATGCTGCATGATGTCATTTGTTTCCATACGCTTTCTTTGCCATTTTATTGATTAACTTTATTGTTTTATCACTCAACTTGCCATTAGCCGTTGTAACGTGCTGGATGGACTTATGTAATTGGATTCTGCTCATATCCTTATATGTTTTGGATTAATTATCTGTATACATTCATTGTATAGTCATCAGGATCGTCTATAGATTTTTCTCTATGCAGGTATAGCCTCTTTCGTGCCACGTATGAACGGGAAATAGTTTTTAAATAGTACTCCAGCATAGGAATCATTCTTTTTTTATTGATAATATCATCCAACGCCAATTCGGAAACAGCGTACCAAGCCATATCCAAAGAATACTCATCAGATAGAAGGAATCTTTTTTTGATATAATTGATTACTAATCCTTTCATGCTTTGGATCTTGGCGGCTATCGGTGCAAAGTCACCAGACTTATAACATGACAACACTAATTCTATGAACTCAATAGACTTTTTGTATTCCTGTAACACATCCACACGGGGGGAAGAACTTCGAAGAGCATTGATAACTTCTTTATTAAGCCTTTCTCTGGAAATCAGTTCCGGTTCTCCGGCTTCATTCATTCGGATAACGGCTTTTGAGGGTATATCACGTATATTTATCCCATGTATAGCGCAATATAGGACCCGGGGAAGTGTCGTTCTAATATGCAAACCTGTCTCCGTTCTCATTTGAACGGTATTTCTTTTTGTAGAGAGACATTGTATCTTTCCTCTACAAGTGCTTATAACAGCCCCGTTGTTTCTATTTATCTTATATCTGGAAAGGCCCGGTATGGCTAACCATTCGTCATTTTTATCCATGTTTATTTAGTTGTACGTTGATATTCTGTCTTCTATATTATCTCCTTCCTCCTCGAGCTGGAGCATTGTAGGTAATTTGATATTTTTTTCGCAGCATTTCTATGTACTCAGGAGTTACATTTTGCGGAGCAACAAGTACATGTGTGCGGTTATCAAGGCGAACCATGACCTTATGCTGCTCTTTTTGTGCAGATTGCATGCGCATTTGTGCGATAACTTCCGGATTCTCGTTTGTAAATAGATTAGCTTTCTGTCTCTTTGTTCGACTTGGAGACGGGCTTGGTGAATGTACTGTTTTCATAATGATAAAAATTAGTGTGGGCTTCCGGGAATCGAACCCGGCTTCAATGATTTTACATTGATATGCCTCCTTACATCAGGCCCATTTTGCCGGGATTCACATCCCGGCTCTTTTGTGTAACAAATCCCTAACCAGGGGCTTTAACCCTACGTGTGTCCTTTCACACGGCATTAAAAATGAATAAATCAATTAAACTTCTATGCTTGAGAAAATAAAGTATAACATATAACCGGATTCGCACCGGGCACATTCCTTATATGTGCTTTTAGTTAATAATATATGGTTGATATATAGAAGTTTTTCATCGTTTCTTAATAGGATAAAGCCCTTGCTCCGATTTGAGTTCCTAATTTATAGGCTTCTTGGGCAGATAAGATTTTTGTTTCCATATGTTGATTATATTTAGAGTGATGTTTAAGGGCTAACGATCAAAAATCTTAGTATTTATAACCTCTTCTATTTTATCTTTTGCAAGCTCTGGCACTTTTACAAGCCCGCTTCTCCAGTTATTGAAAGTATACAGAGGTACCTTGCATTCATCTGCCAATTTCTTGGCCATATTTGATGATTGACAAACAGGTAGGCTTCGGAGGTAAGTACGGATCGCCATAGCATCTTTCTTTTTTTTGCTTACTTTTTCTTCCATATTTATATAAATATTAAATTATTATCATTAGATTTATGATGCAAAGCTAAAATAAATATTAGTAACTAACAAATATTTTAGCTTAATTATTATTGTATTTTTTAGTTTAAATGATAACTCTTTGAATATGAATTTATTAAAAATAAAGGATTTATGTGAGCGTAAGGAGGGAGGGCTAAAACGTTTAGCAGAAGATATTGGTATGTCCGAACAAAACTTACATCGTTGTATAAATCTCAATAAAATGCAGGCTGGAGATTTAGAAAAAGTAGCTATTACATTGGGTGTGTCTATTGGGTATTTTTTTGATAATATGCCTGTTGCGAATCAATCCATTGCTAATGGGAACGGTAGTGCATCTTCCATATATGGCAATGTAACAGTTGGAATGATAGCTGATAAAGATAAGGAAATAGAACATCTAAAAGCATTGCTTGAAGAAAAGGAGAGGACTATTCAGATATTGATGGATAAAAATAAGAGATAATGAAAGATAAAGATTCGCTGGAGATTGGTGATTAAATAATTAAAATATTGAAATATGAAAAATTTAACCTTCAGTAGTCCATTTGTAGCTCAGGAGACTGTTAATTTATTGAATTGCAGTGCATTTATCATTCCGCCAGGAACCTCAACTGTCACTTTAAAGCCCTTGAAAGTCAAGCACTTTCTAGGGCTTATTTTTTACGGAGACCGTTTCGGGGACCACTTGAAAATTCGAGAATATTCTCCAATATTTCTTTTGATTATTTTTAGGATTCAGTTTACAGTGGAAGCACAAATGATTTAAAGTGATTTGCCATTCAAGAATCTCGTAGTCCTTAAGTGTTCTTTCTATTATATGTGATTTATATGAAGAAATATAGATTGAGGGGATTGTGTACCCCCTCTTCTATGGAAGACCAGCTAAGGGACCATAACTAATGTAGTTTAATTTGGTGCTATAATTAAGTAACCTGCCAAATCTTCCGGTTCATCATTCTTGGGTGCTTCATTTATAATATCCCAAACTAATGTTTTACCTACAATTGATTGTATAAAGCTAGCAAGGTTATATATATCCTCTAATTCTAATTTGCAGTCTATATTCCCAATAAATAGTAATTTACACTCTTTGCTTGCTTCCAGTTTGATAGAGTTACTA